CGCTCTTCCGATCTTCTGCTGGTATTATATCAATCGAAACTCGATTGCTCTGGCTATTGATGAAGTACGGCTCTGCATCAGTCCCCAACAGATAGCTGCGTGGGATATCATACACGTACTGTTGAACCCCAACTTCAGCAGCGAAGGCGCAAGATCCAACCAACTGGATACGATCACCAGCAACTTTCGTCCGAAATTGAGGATATTCAGTGCCGCTCTCAGTGACAACGACAGCCACATACTCTTCTGTTGTTATCAGTGTGTTGACTGCTTCGATGAAGTCATCAGCAGTAGTGTAATCAGCGACTGGCATGATATATGCCGTGCCAGTGCCATTCACTTCGACATCGAATTCTCGGTTATACGGCTTGGCGGTAAATCCGAAAACGTCGTTTGCGTCAAGCCGCCCATCAGTTACAACGATTTCGCAAACAAGACCGTCGCCGATCTCAATATCGGTACTGACACCGGTTGTCTTCTCATCAAGCGTCCCACTTACCATCAGGGCACTATCTCTACTACGGAAGAGATTAAACGTACAACCCTTAATGGAATAACCATCATCAGGGGCACCAGTGATGAATAGTGAGAAGGTGTCGTCAGTGCAACCGGTATATTGATCGCTGACATATGTGCCAGTTGTGAAGTTCAACGTAGCATCAGTCGGCCCATCAGTGACTGATACACTAACATCGGTAAAGGTGATATCTTCGACACCGGCGTCATGGAATGATAATGGAGCAGCTTCTGTCACAGCCCTTAGCGTCAGCTTGCCATAATCAATTCCTGTAAAGACTGGAATTCGATTCCAGCCATTCAGGCAGTTGCCGGAAGTGTCAACACAAATGTCGCTGAGTTCCTCAGGTTGTCCATCCTGGCATTCAATGCCGACTCGAATAATATATGCCTGATTGCTCTCTTCAAGGTAAGCAAGTACAGCATACATTAAATAACTCTCGACAAAGGGCTCCCCGAATACGTCAATTGCTTGTTGTGCACTTGTCACAAAAGTGGGGGTATTCATTGGACCTTTTTTGGCAGTCCCCACAAATGCCGCACGGAGCGGTCCGGCAGTACCAGTAACTGCACTAAGGTCTATTTCCCTTGGATAAACACCAGGGCTGAGATATGTGGGCATTTGTTAATCTCCGTTGTCGAGTATCAAACTACGATAGATTTGCCGACAACTAGGGGCGACAAGGCAAATCTTAATTTCTCTTAATGCTAAAATGCCGCCGAACCAACAGCGGTTCTTTTGTATATTTCGCTCGATATGTATAACAGCCCACAAAACGCTAGATATTTGTAATATGACCCTCAGACTTAAGGGGCAGACTTCTCGCTGTCGTGAAGAATTCTTATCATCCGCTTAGTTGTCAGATTAGACATTTGCGAATCATTCAAAAAACTCTTCGGAAGTCGGACTGTTTTGCCGGGCCTCAAATAGATAGTCTGTTCATGTAAAAAGAAGTCACCGCCCGGTGGTCGTACAGATATTGGTATCATCTGCCTACTGCTGTTATAAATCTGCACGACAAAATTAGTCTCTCTGGCATGTTGCTTCATGAGTCTACCCTAAGTCATAATATAACCCATGACGGTATTTACGCAGAAAATCTGCTCACATATTTACATTACTAGCGGGTTCATAAAATAGCCTAGTCGTATTGCCGCGCCCAACTATCTCACCAATTGTCTGCTCTCTCACGGTATTGACGTGTCCAAGAATCGTGGGAACTACCAATTCTGGTAGAGGTAGCCATGCTTCTGCTGTCATAGAAAATTCATACCGTGTATTAGCTTTTTGATCAAATCCAGCCTCTTTTTCACTCGTATCAGCCCAGCCTTCATATCTCAACTGCACACTGCCCCGTAAGTGATGGTCGCTCATCACAAATTCAGCAAGGGGGTTAAATCTGGTAGCAATCTGAGCAGCGGCATGGTCTGCATCATTCTTCCATGATGCCCAAATTGTTAAGGTGTACTTAACCAAAAAAGGAACAGGACGCCTTATCAGCGCTACTCGATCCATACGGCTGCTTGTATATCTGCGAGCCATAAACAGTGCAGGAGAACTAAATTTATATGGGTTAAATTCGTGGCTGATTCGACTTATTGAAGCGACTGGAAATTTAACTCTTCCGTCTTTCAGTTGATCGCGCCAAATAAGCACGCTCTTATCGCCGCCAGCCACTTTAATTCGCATGAATCGATAAGAGTCTTTAGTTGGAATTCTTATTCCTGACCAATACGTCTTCATGGCCTCGTCTAATGCACGAAAACCAGGCATTAAGAACTCTTCCGCATACTCCGGCTGCGTTCCGAGTGGATCCCCATATAAACTATGACGTCCTTGCTGGACGTCACTACTCTGTGCAACAGCCGTTGGATAAAGCTCAATAGCTGGCTTTAATTCAGGTCCTGGTACAGGCTTTGAAGTCCTAGGCGTTTCAAGAACATTTGGTGTGAATTCATAAAGAGCCATTATCTCGCACCTTCGTTCAAGAATGTAGCTAAAGCACCGGGCATGACCCCACGACAAATCCCGGTCGGCGTAGCACCTAATCGCCGCACAAGACTACGAAATTGACGTTCATACTTAATTTTCTTTTGTGGCTCAACCCAATCGCCGATATGCAATGAAATCAATGAACCTCCAGAGACTTGCTCTATAGAGATCTTGACATCCTTTTCGCCTTCATCAAAGCTGCTTAATTCTCTACGTATACTCTTTCGAAATGTGCTACCGATACTACCAGCCTTTGCTTGCAGATCAAGCCCTATTTGGCCAATTAATTCTCTTACATTGGAGAATTCCTTCATTAATCCACCTCGTCCGTATATTCATCGATACTTGCTGCTGCATCTTGAGGAGGTCGAATATTAACATCACCAACGATTAGCGTAGTATAGCATTTCAGGTATAGCCAATTATATCTGAAATTACCGACTTCAGATGCGTTATCGACCATAAAATATTTCGGTTTTTGTTGAGATAGTGAATCGAATGGTAACTCAATTAAATCACCAGGGCGAAATAATCTATCTGGTAATAGACCGGCCACTTGTTCAAGAGCAAATACGACCTCTTGTTTGTTCGCACAATCGACTCCCCATAGTGTCAGTTCATATTCCATGGGGTTAGGAATAAAAAACCCTTTAATGCTTATGGGAGCCCAATATGTCGGGTCTGCATCTTCATCAAACACCTTATCATGGTCCATATTATCTGTCCGAGGATGAATGCGGACAAGAGCACCATTGACCTGGACCATCTCAAACGCTATTTTCTTGGCCAGCATTATATCAGACGCATCCGCATCATGAACCTGATAGAGAGGATTGGCTTTCTCGATATCGCTACGAAAATCCATCTGCATATCAGATGATAGCGGCCTCTCATCGACATTAGTAAAACTATGGATCATTTATTTCTCACATCGAGAGAGGGATTTCGCCCTGAGCTTCCCTGGGATCGTTACCGTAATAATAAGGCCCGAACAACAAAGAAGGAGCGATCCCATAAATTACTCCCTCAGGAACATATCTCTTCACTGGCGGAGGCGGCTGTTGGTTGTAATCCTTCGCAGGACACCATCCCTGATTTATTTGCCCGCAATCAAGCTCTTGCGGCTCGCTGTCACTACTATTACCAAGACTACGCAATATTGCGTAGTAATCGGGCATCGGCTGACAGGGGCATTCTATGTTATGTGGAGGAAGCACAAACCATTTCCTGGCCGATCCGTTTGATTCTCCATTGTTTATCTGCCACTCGACGGTAGAGCCCGGAATTGCAGCCAGCGCAACTGATAACTTTACATAAGCACTTTGGCATCGGTGCAGCCAAGACAAACTGGTAGTAGTGAATGTCGCTTCTGGCTCGCAGCCAGGAATACATACACTGTCGGGTCCGACCACTTCCAATTTGTTGGCTATATAGATTTGTCGCATGGTAGCCTCGCTCTGCTACCATATATTTTATGCGACGATATCACTCTCGCCTATATGGCCAGCAGATAAAGAACCGCGTGCTCCTTGCTGGCGTATAAGATTGTCAGCCCTATTCTTTATATTCTTCAGTCTTGCTATAGCCTCTCCAACAGATCCAGTGATAAAGAAATCATCAACTCCGAGAATATCAGCCAAATTTTTCTTTCCAGTTCTGCTTATGTCACTTGGTATTTGTATTCTTACTCTATCATCGTCTTCAATAGTGACCATGATGATTTGAGAGTGCGGCACTATTGCATTTCGGCCAGCCTCAACATAAACTATAGCATCGTCAGTAGGAGACTCTGCTGGCTTAGTATCCGGCCTACGAAATCCTAGTTCCTGCAAAGCAACAGCTAATTTGTCGGCTAACGAGTTTTTCAAAGCAGTGACATCACCAAGCTCAGAAGATGCCGTTCCTTCAGACAATGATGTTAATCGCATGTCATCTCCTAAGCAGATGGTTCCACTGTTTTAAAAAACTTATTTATAGCTGCGTCAAGCGTTTTTGCTGATTGATAGCATCGATGTGTAGCACAATAGTAATAAGTTTTACCGTCGATAATTGCCTTTTTGATTGCTGGACTGGGTGCACCTTTTGGCCCAAAATTCCAAACAGCCTTGGCGTCCATGACCTTTTTACGTTCTTCATCAGTCAGATTTACCTTGTTCTTCTCCAAGGTATCGTAACCTAGACCAGATTCACTCAGCAATCGTAATCGCATTATTCTTTCTTACTAGACTTGAAAAATGCATTGACACCGCTGATGGCAATAGCACTAATAAAAAAGATACCAAAGGTCAAAAACGTCTTCGATGCTATGGCTGGATCGATATTCGTCCAAATCATAGCCAAGCCAAGTAAAGCACTTAAAACAATTGTTACAACACAAATAACAAAACAGACTTTGTTCAATGGGCTTAACTGGATCATGGCTTTACTCCTAATCTACTATATTTTTGATGCCCTCCAATTTATTAACATCTAAGGGAACAAGAAATAAAACGTGTGTTGGCTCGCCCGATAAAAAAGTATTATCCGGGTGTGGATCGAACACATATTCAAAGCCACCACATACAGTTTTAGCTATGACGCTATGAGGTCGCCCACGAGGGCTAGTGCCAGTCAATATGCAATTACATCCCTCGGACCAAACCAGACATTTTGGCTCTAATCGGACCTCAATTGCACACAGTCCCTTTCTCTTCAACCAGTCTTGAAGCCCTCGCCACCAATCCGGAGGCAAGCTACAAAAATCTGGCACGTCATCTAATGGCAATTCAAATAAAGATGCTATGCAGGCAGCGAAGCAATTGCCGTGATCACCGAATTTGGTCTGCTTTGTTTCAATCATGTACAAAATCACTAACACGCAATAAAAATTTATTCATAGCTTCTTGTGGTATCGGATCTTTACCGTGAGCACAATGATTACCAATTGAAGCTAGAGCGTCCGCCTCTTTCTTTCTTACAAGATTAATATGTCCATTTTTATATAGACTTTCAATTAAAGATTTCGTCGTCTCTTTCCCTGTTATCGAAATTCCCATTCTATCACACATCTTACATAAATATCTCTCTAAAACAATCCTGCCATTAACGCCAGCACTCAACCAATATCCCTGACTATTAAGATGTTGTGCTGCTTCAATCAAGTCGTCAAATATCTCAACTTGTAATAGCCGATCAATTGAAACAAGTAATCCAGTTTCAACTGCCTCTCTGATAGCGTATAACGCAGCAAGAAGTATTTCAGCGCTAACGGGCACTGCTTTTGCCATATAGGGCTTCTCTAAAGTAGTCCAACTATCTATATATCCTTTTAACGTCGAAGTTAATATCACAATCCTATTAGTCCATTTAAGCCACGCAGATTGCTCTATATGCTTAACATTATGCGTTCTACGTGGCTCATCCATATATTGAACGCGATCAGCCACTGCTATATTAACTAAATTTCCTTTCAGACTTTCACCTTCTGTAGTAAGGCTATCTATCAAGTTCAAAATCTGACCCTTCGTTTTTTCCATCTCTCTAATCTCCAATCGTATCCAATATTAATAAATCAACATTTTTGTGATCGCCACCGACTATTAGATACTCCCAACCGAGTTTATCGCAAAATACTTTCAAAGCGTCAATCTTCGCAACATTCTGTGGGTGCTGCTGTAATTTAGTTGGCTTAACCTCTATGACTACTGTTTTTAGCTGTGTCCTAACCACGAAATCAGGAAAATACATACGACGCTTTCCAAGATAAACATAATCGACTTTAATACCTTCTTTGTCGAATGAGACGACTGCACTTAACGAATCTAACCTCAATGCTACTTTTCGTTCCCAGCTAGAATGACAAAATATTTTACCGGCCTTCTGCGTATTAACCCACTCGCCGTGTCTAGATCGCATCCATTTTCTACACATCTCCTCACATCCGATTTCGCAGCCATATTTAGCAAAGAAACCAGCACGAACAGCAGCAAGCTTCAGTTTCTTAGACTTACGTATTTTGTGTCTTTTCAACCAATCATGCACACAGTGTTGAGAAACATTACATATTTCAGATATCTGCAATCTACTTAAATTATCTGTGATGTAATGTTTATACATCCAATCGTGATTATCTAATTTTCCAACCGCATCTGGTGGCACTCTCTGTATAAAACCACGTTTAGCAAGTGCCTTTTTATTATTGGCACCAAGCTGAAAAGGTATGCCGTGTCTCCGCAATGCCGTAGTAACTGCTTTTTTACCACAGCCTATTTCAACTGCTATCTTCCTCGTCGATTTACATTGTATAACGTGTTGGTCATATAGCCATTCTCTGTCGTTTAACAGAACATATGCTTTTTCTCCAATCTGCGACTTTAGATTGGTAGCCTGTGGAAAAGAGAAGCCGCTACTCTTTAACTTATACTTTCTAGCCCGACCGACAACGATAGCACGAGTGCAGCCAAGAATTCTAGCTATTTCGCTAAATGAATGATCTGGGTGAAGACGCAAAACGTCTTCATCTTTTATATCAGCCCTGCGTTGCATACAATATCTACTTATGCAACACAATTAAGAGAGCCGTTTAGCCTGCTTTGATGATAGGCATAGGCTCGCCCAAATGGACGGCTTTCTCAATTAATGCAGCTTTTTCTTCTTTACCTTCACTAGCCAAAGCCTCGCCATCCAAAGCGAGGCTTCCACCATCAGGCATCGGTACGCCAGCAATTTTTCTTCGAGCAGCCCCGACCATAATTTTCGTTTCAGCGAGAAGCATCTCACTGGCCAGCATACGGGCCTGCGGACTGCGAAAATGCGTAATAGTCGGATAATAAAGTACAGTCACAGGAAAAGCACCCTTTGGCGTCGGATATAACCTTATAAGTTGATTGCCTGGGCCAGGTCCTCCTTCATTCAAGACATCCCAATGGCCAATCGTCCCAAGTATCTGTTGTGAGGATCGCCTATATGCTTGTAATAGATAATAGTCGGTCAATATGTTTTGAATGCCAGAAATATTCCCAATGTTGAATAAAAAGCTTTCTGCACCAAACACATCATCTATTCTTGTCGTAACCGGGTCCCATTGGACCTCTTGAATCCAGTAAGCATCATCCGGCATCGCGTAAGTCGGAACCAATGGTTCAGTATAAAAAAGGGCAAGCTTCTGTTCTCTCGGAAAATAGCCAGCTATAAAATCACAAGTAGTGCGTAGTGCTATTTCAAACTGGGCTTCTGTAATCTCTACATTCACAGCCGGATGCCCAAGTTGAGCTAATGCATATGCCTTCATCGGGTCAGGATTAAGCTTGAGAACTACTGGTAAGTCAGCCGGTCCAATTATAGCCATAAAAGCCTCCAAAATATTTTTCACTTTTATCTACTTAGTAGATAAAAGTGAAAAATATCAAATTGATATTCAGTGATTTCAATGAACAAAAAACTGTTGCAAGATAAAGCGTGGCTACTTGAGCAGTGCGAGCAACTTAGCCCAAATCAAATTGGGCTATTGGTTGGTGTGTCTGGTTATACCGTTAGATATTGGATGAGAAAACACAACATACCAACTAGAAGCATAACTGAAGGTATGCTACTACAATCATCTGAATTATCAAAAAAATCAAAAAAATATTTCGCAGACCCAGCTAATCGGAAAAAATCTAGCGAAAGATTAAAGACTATCCAATCTAGTAGAAAAGCAGAGCTATCAGAATCAGCTAAAAAGAATTGGGCAAAAAATAGACAAAATATACTTGCTGGAATAGTGCGAGCTAACACTAACGAGAAAAAATGCAAGATAGCTAAATCGGTATCAGAGTCATTCACAGCAGATAGAAGAATTAAGCAGTCGCAGATAACAAAACAACTATGGGCTACTCCAGAATACGTTGTCAAAAGACAAATAGCATTAACTAAAATTACAGAGACAGATGAATTCCGACATAAGATATCTGAATCATCTACCAAATTATGGCTAGATAGACATTATCGAGAGAAACAGGCAACAGCCAAACTAAACTTACCAAAAACTTCGATACTAGAGGCTATCGTTATTTCGATATTGAAAAATACTTACAACATAGACGCCGCGCAAGTTGCACTTGGTCCGTGGACTTTTGATGCTGGTTTAGAATACAATGGCCGCAAAATACTTATAGAATGCCAAGGTACTTATTGGCATTCTAGAGATGAGAGAAGGATAAGAGATAAACAGAAGCATACTTATTGGGAGAAACATTTATCGGTTGAATATGAACTGCATTATATTTATGAGCACGAATTTTATGGTATCAATTGTATTCGCGACAGAATAGCCAAAATATTAAACATCCAACCAACACAGACTGATTTTGACTTTAATAGTGTTGAGGTCAGACTAGCATCACCAGATGAATCAAATCAATTTTTAAATCAGTTCCACTATCTATCAAAAAGCCGTGGTGGGTTAAGAGTCGGCGCTTTTATTGAAAACGAAGTGGTGGCGTGTGCTACATTCAATTCACCAACCAGAAAGCAATCTGCGGACAGACTACAAACACCAACAACATCAATATTAGAGTTAGATCGTTTCTGTATCCATCCATCCTTCCATAAGAAAAACTTCGCGTCGTGGTTTCTATCTCGCGCCTCTGCTTTAATACCGAGAAACATTAAGTTTTTAATATCGTTCGCAGACGTTGGAGCAAACCATAGTGGAACTATTTATAAAGCTGCTGGATGGCTTTTTGATGGCCAAACAAAACCAAATTACTGGTATATCAATGGCGACGGGCACAGATACCACAAAAAGACGGTATGGGATCAAGCTAAAAGAACAGGAATATCTGAAAAGGAATATGCAGAGATGGTTGGCTTAACCAGAATAAATGGGATGCCAGTCTTGAGGTTTATTAAGAAGGTCGCGTAGGCCAGAGGCTAAGATGCTCGTTCTTCTTGTGCTCTTTTCCATAATTCGACAGCCTGTGCTCTTGCCATCTTATCTAACGAGCCAAAAACATTATCTTCTAGGTATTGCAATGAAATATCATTCCTCTTCACTAGTTCTATAAAATCTGCTCGATGTCTAAATTGACTAATACCAGCTTCGATTTTCATAACTAGCAATTGTGGTAGATCTATTACTTTCAACCCAGCCTTAGTATTCGACGGTTTTTGAAATGTGGTATTTTGAACTTTAAGACCGCTATAACAAATCTGGATCGTATGGCCAGATAAAGAAAACTTATTGTTCTTGCCTAAACTATTACCACCATTCTTGATTATTGCGTCTGCTACCTTATCATAGTCAGATCTGTCGATTAATATGTCGACATCTTCGGTATTTCTGATATAATTGTATGAGCCTAGTGCTACGCCACCTATAAGATCGGCTGGCACACCAATTTGTTGTAATATGTGATTGAGAGAGCCTAGGACTTTATGACGATTCTCAAACAATGTCATAGACCTAGATAAGTCGTGTAGATTCATGACCTATCTACAATTAAGATGGGAACGTTATCCCAGCATCTCCGAAAGTTATATCCTTATAATTGAGCCTGAATAGCTCTGGATGACCACCAGAATCATCTGTAATAGTTGCAGCAGCGTTATTGAGAAGAGTGCGTAGTGCCGCTGCCTCATTATTGACAGCGGCAGTTGGATAGTTGCTGTCATTGCCCCATAAACGCGGTCCTCTTGGGCCAGTAAGGACTTCATTCGAATGGATAAGCATCATTGGCAATGCAGGCTGGTCGCTAGGATTGCTACTGGCCGTGTAAAATCCTTCAATCATCAACAGCGAAGGGTTATTACCGAATTGTGGCCGAACACCTGTGCCATCAACAATACTGCCAAATTGGCCGCTTAAGCCATTCTGCCCGCCGCCAGGGATTGGCAAAGTAATTTCTGATACTAACTCCAATTCAGCATAGAGTTGGACGCCGAGACGTTGCAAATCTCTGACATATACCCATTTCTCTCTGCCACGTGCAGGCACAGTTCGAAAATAGGCAGTAAATGGAACTTGGGCGGACATATTGATCTCCCATCTAATGTGTCATAACTATATTTGGCAAGCAGATACCTTCGTGGCAGCATAGGCGCTTCAATATTATTTCTGAGCCCGATCAACCAGATGCTTGAACATCCACAAAGACAAATCGCAACCCTGCTTAATCCTTTTCCGCAATATTCTGCTAAACCGAGGATCGTTTTCATTTCTGCGGACAATTTCGTCTCTATATTGCTCAAATTCGTCCGCATTGTCGTCGGTTTTGAGCTCCTGCATTGCATCTGCAAGATATTCTAGCTCTTCCGCATCATCGATCGTATCTAGCTTCAAAGCTTTCCTTGCTATCTGATACATTGCATCCCTCAATGTATCTCCTGACAAACCAGGAGAACTAAGAGCTTCAGACAGGATTTTTTCAAAGTGTCTCATATGATATGTTTGGATACGACAACAGCGGCTTTTTAGGGCCGCTGTTGTGGTCGAGTTCATAATGCTATCGCTAGCATTAGGTTGCATGAACGGCAGCGTCTGCTCGCAGGTCTGCCTGGAGGTCTCGTGTCAGGTTGGCCTGGGTGTTGGTCAAGAACATGTCGCTTCCAATCTGGAAAGCGAAATCGATACCAGGAAGATTTTCCTGGGCCGAAGCAAAGCTCTCGACCTTGTACAGACCGACCACGATCGGGAAGCCACGGCTTGCGCCAAAACGAGCTTCGCCGCAATACGGGCTGAAGTCCGAGACAGTAGTATCTCTGGCCAAAACGCCGACCAGTATTTCCTGTCCAGGAACGCTCATGACCAACGGACGAAGCCGCTTGATCAAAGCACCGATTGCCTCATGGCGAAGATCTTGGCGATAGCTTCGGACATTCCGAAAAACCGAAATCGCGGTATTGGCTGGTTGAGCACTCATCGTTAATCTCCGACAAAGGTTGTTTACGCTTACTATCTTTTCTCTGCCCACATTAATTTTGCTCGAATAATCCAAATAATTACGAAATAGAACGTATTTTAACACTATGGATGTCTATGACTTAGCAGAGCAATACTACATAAATACCGAGGAGTATGACAGGACCATATGTACTTGCAGGAAGAATGGTACAGCTGTTCCAATAACTGGTATGGAATATGCTCTAATATCTAGATATGCTAAACGATGGCGAGACTGCATCCTCGATATAGGGTTCTCGTCTGAAGAGCTGCAAGCTGCATTTAAATATTTCTCTACTCGCAAAGAACTACCACTACCGCCATTATGACTTATTGCCTCTTCTGCACGCAAGGGCAAATGACAGCCCAAGAAATGAAAGTTGAATGTGGAACTCAAAAATGGGTGCCTATCTTAGTAATACGTGAAAAAGATAGGCCCATAGTTCCTGTATTCGAAGATCCACACATAGCAATGAGATTCGCTAGAAGGAATCTCCCTGAAGAATGGTTTTGTGGCACAGTAGAACTAGATATACGCGATGCTAAATGGATGGATAAAAAAGGATGGCAAGCAATAAAATTCACTTATCCACGAGTACTCAAAGATGTTTTCGTATTCGATGTAGAGATACTTGAATACGAACCAGATCAAAAACTTATCATGAGAATTTAGCTATTCTGGCTGCTCTAAAATATCAGTTTCATCTCTATCAATTGATAAATCATTACCAAATTGTTTTTTGAACTTATCAAAAAATTTCTCTGCTTCGTTGACTGTCTTAAATTTCGTAGGGACGCATATCACATAAATCGGCTCTGTGTGGCCGACCAGATACACACGACGTGATATTGTAACATAAAAGAATTCTTTTGACTCTACAAGATCGAATCCTATTTCATCGCCAGACGATAGGTGGGAGATCCAATCTTCCTCACTACGTATAGTAAATCTAAAAATCTTCTTATCGGCTGCATCGAATTCAAGCACTATGTTGATCATATCCAGCCCTTTCTAGTATCATCTTAAACTGTGCTAATTGTGACCAGTGTGTCAAATAATCTTTAGTAGCTTGTTCAACGACAGATTGCCAAAGCGGCAAATCAACACGTGAATCCAATTCACTCCATTCTTTCACGATAATGGCATTGTGTCCATCTATCAAAGGTGGAAGATATGGCGATCTCTGTTGCCTCGTTATTATTGTGCGTCCAAATATAACAGCTTCTATAAATCGTAGACTTTTATCGCCAGCACCACGCAAATCGACACAAGCTGTATAAGAGAGCAAGTTTTTAATATATTGATGTGCTGATGCTCCGGCAACCCATAGTAAATTGACCCATGTCGGCATGTCGCTTGTGTTACGTCGCTCACCATATCCACTGCGTCCCATAAAACCGGCTAACCCGATATTCTCTACCGTAAAAGCGTCTCTGATGGTTTGAACATCATCATCAAGATAAGCATAATCTAACCCCATTTTAGCAAATAGATCAAAAACTTGTGTTGAGGTCCGGTGTGCTACAGGGATCGTCTTATGACCATGGCTCTGCAATAGCTGTGGAGTACAATTCACTGGCATATACAAATCGCATCGATTCTGAACAGCACCACCGGATTCTCCTTTCCAACTGCCATCTCTTTCTCTGAAAACTCTATCAGACGAACTTAAACAAACCTTATAGGCTAGTAGATTCTCTATATTTCTCCAATTGCGATCGAAATAAAATGTGTCTGATTTCGCAATATACAAGGTCACATCAGTATAATCATTTGATATTAGATGTTCAACGCGCCGCAAAATCGGCATTTTTGCTAATTGATCATCGGTAGCTATTACCTTCACAGAAAGATGCATACGATCTGCTATTTCTGCCAAATTTGCAAGCTGATATGCACAGCGTGGCAGTCTGTTTTGGCTTAACATTGAAAAGTCTATTGCAATCATTTAAATTTCTCTACTGCACATAACAGCGACTCTGCTTCCCCGTCAAATCCCAGTGACGTCATCAACGTAGCCATTCTATGATGATATGTATGGGCTTGTAAAACATCTTGGCGCTGTGTTTCAGCTATGCTTGACAAAAAGCTCTGATCAGCAAGTAAGCTCCTAATCTCAAAATGGAATGACTTAGGGTTGCTTGCTATTATTGCGTGTGGAAGATATCTCTCTAGACCCTTCGCAGGATCGTGAACTACAACTGCACCGCTTAATGCCGCCTTAAACACCCTTTCAGGCAAATCGATTCCATGTTCTAGTGTATGAGGTTCACTAATACACGGTGCAATTTTACAACTTGCCAACAATATTGGCACTTCTTCATCTGTGATTTTGCCGGAACATAATCCTTCTGGCCATGTGCCCCATCCGCATACTCTGTGCGATATAGACTTATCGCGCAATACCGGCAATAAATAGGCATCTATATCTTGGGCTTTATATGGCCAGCGGCCACCGACATAACCTATATCGAATTGGTTATGTGTTCCATTTGTATGTTTAAATATCGTGACATCTCCAGCTGTCGCCATCGGAATCCATTGGGCCACGTTTGCCCAATATGACCAATAAAAACGATCGCTTTCATGTGCATAGCCGAAGACAACATTCGGTCGCACCGATTTAACCCATTCAATCGTATCAGTTGATTCGTTGATGTTTGGCTCTACTTTAATTGGGCCAAACGGATTTACTTGCAGTGCGACCTTACATGATCGCACACTCGGTATCGGCTGCTTATGGCCGCTCGATCCAATATAAACATCCGGAGCAAAAGACTGCCAAGTATTGTAGTTACCATCCCATCTTGCTGTCTCTATGCCAACATCACGAAGTGCGTTTATCATACTCTCAGTAACGAAACCCCATGCACCACCGGGTTTATTACAAAATAACACACGCATGCTGTTATCCTAATCTAAATGATGACCACGCCCACTTCTGATTAACAATTGACGCTGGCGAGTTATTCTATCATTGAGCGACAATGCATCGAGCTTCTGCCCTAATTCTTTGTTCTTTTTATGAAATGCCGCCCAATTATTAACTCTTATATGATATAGATGTAAAAGATCGAAATGTCTGTTTTCACGCCAAATAGTGGCCTTCGACAATCTAAAATAAAAATCGTTATCTTCTACACCATATCCCACAAATTCTTCGGAGAAGCCGCCTATTCTCCAATATGCTTTTCGGCGACATGCAATTGTACCACCTTCAAAATAATCGACTAATAGATCATATGGTGGCCGATTAATTACACCAGTTGAGTTAATTGCTTCTGTCGCAGCTGCGCCTATGTAAAATATCTGCTTGCAAAGATGGCATGATTCTGCTGTAGTCAATTCGTCAGCGACTGCTTGAAAATATTCACCAGGTGCTAAAGTATCTGCATCATGTAAGACTAGCATGTCACATGTACATATGCTTACGCCAACATTCCACGCTTTACTCTTATTGAATGCTGCGCTTGGCTGTCCCACTGTAAAAATGTGCATTGCAGGAGCACATTCATTATCCTTAATTTTAGATCGTTCATCTTCCTCGGACATCACGATTTCAATATCTGGAAATCGTTGTGCTCTGATATTATTAAGAACAGTAAATATAGAGCTTTTTCTGTCGATTTCCCGAAATGGTATCACACATGATATGCGCGGCACCATGGTTTTATCACTAGCCTCAACATAAACAGGTCTGACGCCAACTTTATTCAATATTGCCTTAGCCGCTCTAAACTTTTCAATTCTATTTTCCACAGCCGAATGTTCTGCATGGACTATAAAATATGCGTCAGAACCATTGACATCGAAAAAACCAGGTTGTTGTAGCTTGCTATCCGACAGCCTGGTAGACCAATCTACATGCTCAACACCATATTGCCCAAACTGCTCATCAAAATATCCAATATTAGAAAAAGCAGTATGATCAAATGCCATTACAGCGCCGTGCGGTTTATTATCCACGACATTCAAAACAACGCCATTTACTGTTACATTATTTCCTTTGACAGCGCCATATACTCCAGGCTGCCGGTAGCAAAAATGATGAAAATTGGTTCGTTGCATTACCGAAAAATAAAAATGCTCCCACCCTTCTGCCAATATTTCAACATCGTCGTTCAATAGGAGTTTCTTAGGAAAGCGTGAAAGACACCTCATCAAACGATTACTATTACCAGCGACACCTAATTGGTTTTTATTCTGTACAACTATTATGTCGCCACGTAATTTAAGCTCTTCTAAGTATTGTAGTTGATCTGGGTTCGTGCTGCCATCGTCACTCACGAATATAGTTGTGCGACACGTATCCGTATACTGAGAAATAGAATCTATCAACCGACGTAGCGATGCTGGTCGATTATATGTCAATATTCCAACACCAACGCCGTTGCTAATCGGATATACTTGGCCTGTAAAGTTCTTTGATCGTGCCGGATCATTATTTCTGTGCATACGCCCTACGATGGGACGTTGATGTTTTACATCTTTTATTGGCTGTCTTACTATCTTGACTGGCCGCCCCAGCTGGCGCACAGCCCTGATCTCTCGTCTTGGAGGCGGTGCTACGGGTATTTTGTCGACATTAACTAAATACCCTTTAGTCCCAGCGTTATCCTTACTAACATAGCGATCAAAAAAGTCGGGCAGTCTTACTCTACGTCCTTTTCGAATATGTATAGTATCACCATTTGGCCCAACCAAGTACAAATCGTGTGGGTGTGGGTTTAGATACTCTGGCACAATCGTTTCCAAACATCATATAATTCTGTTTCGAGTTGTTCCAAAATCCCATTGTTTCGTACTACCACAAAAAGATCACAAGACTTCTTGTATTTTGGTAATGACGACTTGAATCTATCAACATAATCACATAACAATGTTTTGGACAACTGCGAGTTTCTTTCTAAACACAAATCAACATTGGCTTGAACGAAAAACAAGACTACCTTATGTAGTGCTTTCTTTGCGTCAGCTATCATCGATACGTGCGAATTAAACTTTGAATTACACGTATCTAATACAATGATTTCGTTAGGTGGTACTTGAGCGATTGCTTCTTTACACTTCTCAAGTGCAACAGACCAACAACCTATATTGAATTCTCGTTGTGTTTTCTCATCCAATGTAGCTAGATTTTCAGGAACCCAGTCTGACGGTCTGATAATATGCCAAGTATATTCTTTATGCTTGGCTAGAATATCTATAGCCTTCGATTTACCCGCAGCTGGGAGCCCTGCTGTTAGAACTAAAATGACACCACCTCGCTTAATCGTGTTGAACCTTAATATAAAGCGGCATCAATTTGCCATCTGCTTCAGTAAACCTAAATCTACTTGGCTTGATTATGACACCATCACCAAAATTTCCTGCTCCATCTCTGATTTGCTCAATTAACTGTTCAGATATTACGTCGACCTTCAATATCTGCTGTGTATCAAACGTCTTGCCAAATACATCTCTAATCATCCCTGGACCAAGAAATTTATTCAAACTTAGCCTAATATCTACCAAAACCGGAACACCAGTATCAAGTGCAAAATAATAAATAGCTTGCTTGACACCAGCAGCATTCGATATGGCTGCCAGAAGTTGTCCCTGTTTATGCAAGAAGTCGATTGCAACAAGAGACATAGAATCCTTAATATTTGCCAAGTCGATCGTCTGGCCGTTCCAATCGCCCATTGATATACTAACATTGCCGTCTTTATGCGTTATCAGGCAGCTAATGCCGACATTTTGATAATATTTAACTATATAACACAACATATTGGAAACCATTGCCAAATCCGACAACGGTTCAGGGTGCGGTAGCATTACCGGGACGATTTTAGATATACCAGATTGTGTTCCCATCTATACACTGCTGGATATACCAGCGTCCGCGTTTATTGTTACGGATATAATCCAGATCAAAAACGTATGCATTCTTTTGTATTTCTTCATCTGTCAAAGTAAAAAGCAACCTTGGCGTTCCTTCAAATATGACAGACGTTTTGCCACTCTTGGGATCGAAATTGTTTACGAGGCCGAACCAAACCCGGAACCAGCCAGCCCACACAACAAAGTCAGCATACCGTGGCTTCCATGTCGCTAATGCTTTATATGTTGCTAGCGGCGGCAATTCGATTTCTCTCATAACTTCTTCTCAGTTTTGAATCTAGTTAGTCTGTGAACAAATATGTCATAACGATACGTAAAGCCATCGGACAAATCCCATTGGATATAATGTCCACAGCGATAACCGCCAAGAGTTCTACCTATCACCGGATCGATGGCAATAAAATTATTCTCGGCCATCACTGATGGAGATTTCATTTCTTTGCCATCGACAGCTATTGGTATCTGCTCATCTCGAACTTGAGCGGCTGCCTCCTCTCTTTGCTTAACCATATTAAGCCCTTCGAGCAGGACATCTCGCACAGAGCTAGTCTTCGTTTTTGCTGATACACGAAACTTTTGGCTACGGTTTTCAGTGTCTGTCCCAGTCATCTCAGCAGCCAGAGTAACATCACTAGCGCTCGTATTAATCGTAGCACTTGGCTCTAGTTGGGCCAGTACACGCTTAATATCTGATGCGGTTCGTATGGTAGGAGGCTCAAACCGTTGGCGGTTCAATTCCGATTGAGTCCGCCTCGCCAACTCCCTCTCCAAATTCTCCATCAGAACCTCCATTATTATTTACATCAGTGTCAATGTCAATAATCTTCAAATTGATATCTATAGCCGCAACACGACCGTTATGAATTAACCTGAAGATAGAATGCCACAGATTTGCAAAACCCCAGAGGGCAATAGTTTTTACTATGATATTATCGGCAGCGATAAGTGAAAAATATCCCCCCGGCAAAAACAAAGAGAAAAACAGAGATGTCCAAAAACTAGTACACCACCCACACGACACCAAATCGGACGACCATTTCGCCGCTTTGACAAAAATCCTACTGATAAATATTTCTTCATATTTATCAGTCAGCTGATCTGCTATTGCGGCCCGGCCCAGAAATTGCCGTAATGGTGCAAAGAATAGTGACGTAGTAATAGCCTCAGTTGCTCGTTCAGATGCTACCGCACAAATTAACCAAGCACCGATAATCGCAAAGTCCATATTCATATATTATTTAATACAGCGATAAATTATACGAACGTTCTATTGCAGCGTAAGCACCGTTTGCGATTTTTTGCTCCATTACCCGTTAGAATCGGAGTCAAGGTAGAATTACACAGCGGACAAACTTTCAAGTCTCTTAGTTGCTGCTTTGTTTTAATAGTTGTCCTAGGAGTAGATCCGATAACAACTTTCGTCGTTGGCGACGGGCGCAATTTGGGAACTTGTGTCAGCCTGGGTGTAGCTTTCGGTCTAACCTGTTGCGCTCCAATAACTCTGTTCTGCGCAACTGTAGCAGCGGCTTTTCCTCCACATCCACCACATCCCATTATACTCTTGCCTTTCTTACTCCAGACCGTTGAATATGGAGAGGTCTATATGATGGCAGATTTTGCTTTACTACCTGCCTAATTACGATTGGCTTACTTGAGCTTGCTCTTGCAACCCTAACTGGTTTTCTATTTCCACATCCACCGCATGCCATGGTTCACCTTCTGGATGATTTCTTAATATCTTTGGTTCCTTCTCGTCTAGAAATAGTCCATCTGGTCTGACATTTGCGGCAAAATCTTTCCATCTACAGATAATAACCGGATCTAACTGAATCTCTGTCGTAATTTTATTCTTTTTAGAAAAAGTAATTGATCCAATTTGTTTCGATAACTTATATGCTCCAAAATAGATATGGGGAAACCACAGTTCCTGTTTGATGGTGTTGTCTTGTTTTGATGTTAATATTGATATAGCGTATTCAGAAAAAGCAACCCAATCAGTGTTTGGATTTGGCTTAAAGAACAACATTGGGAATATCTTATTCCCACTGATATTAGAAACCAATTGTGCATCATAACAAGTCTGAAACCACCATGTTGAAAATAAAGCAGTATTAGGATTGCCCATTAGCGCATCAAGACTGAATCCTTTGCCACTCTTAGCCTCCACAGAAAATCTAAAGTCGTGTAGAACCGCTATTACGTCTGCGGTCGATTCGCGTGCTACTACCGAAGCATCTCTCCCCTCTACTTTCCTACGCCTAAACTCTACCCCCGACCAATCAGTCAATAAGTGTGCTACGTGGCGTTCCTGTGATTTGCCACGTCTTGAATTAGATCTACCAACCCTAGACATCTCTTCTTTTGTTGCCATTTCACGCTTTCTTATAGGAGTTACTATCGCTTCTTCTGGCGACCATCCCCTGTGAATTCGAGAGTTTACAGTTCTTACATCTATGTTCAGATGACGACACCATTGCGTGATAGTTCTAGTCTCGTTTGCAATTGTAATATGTCGTGAATATGATGTATTATTTACTTGCTCTTCTGGTGCCATCCATCTACAATTACCTGGTTCATAACCAAGATTATTTTCAATTCTACCAATTGAATAATCTTGATGTGGTCTGTGACCAACATCCGCCAAAAAATTCTCAAATCGTAACCACCGATCACAAACCCTAATGCCTGCACCACCATATCTCCTATAGAATCTATGCTTCGGGTTAGTACAACGTTGTATCATAGCACTCCAACTAATATATTCAGGTGTACGTCTGTTAGTGCTGCCGTAGTGTTTCGTACAACCGTGTCTGAAATTACGCTTATTCAAAAGCTCGCGTAATATGCAACCACAACTTTGTGTCTGACCGTTTCTTAAGCTAAACCCGCGAATTGGTTTGGTCTTGATTGTACCACAAGAACAAGAGCAATACCAAGCAGAAAATTTACCAGCATTAGGGGCTCGCTCTAGAACTGTCAGCCGACCAAATTGTAGACCGACCATATTGGGTGTCATAGAATATGTTTGATTATGACACCATTTTATTAACTCTTGCTGTCCTGGTCATCTTTATCCTCTGGATGAATTATAAGCTGCTTAAATCTAGCAGCTAATCTAGGATATTCTGTAACAAATCCCCCAACTTTATATTTACGAGCCAGATCAAACAATTTATTCTTATCAAAAGTCGGCTGTGCGTCTAATATTCGCTGCACATATAATTGGTTCTTGAGTAAGTCAGGACATAGTGATAAATCTATTAATAATAGATTCCTGATATACGGCTTCATACCTGCTGTGTCGAGAAATTTCTGTCTGTCCACGCTGGATCTAGCCATAGCTGTGCTTTTAATTGGTCCTATACCAGTATAACCATTAATCATATCTGATTTATCGCCGCATAATGCTTTTTGTATTACAGGATCGTAATCTTGAAGAGGCATAAAAGTCTCACGCATAGGATCAAAGCATTTGACGTGAGACATACGAAATACCAGCTGTTGATAATCACTATCAGAAGAGCATACTACAATAGGCGATGGAGCTAAGACTTTGCATGTAGCATAGATTAGGTCGTCCGCTTCCATCCGATCCTTGCTAAACTGCCTACATCCCATGTATGAGAACATGGCTTTCGCAGCAATTTGCGTACTAATTAGCTCATCTTTGATATCGATTGTATATTTATCAGGCTTATCTTTATAACCAACAAAAACTTTCATTCTCCACAGAGTAGATCGCTTTGCATCCCAAAATATATTGACACTCTCTGGCTTGAACTTGTCTAGCCAACCCACCATGAAACGTAACATAATGGTGAAAGGATGCTGATTGCGATATCTTGACTGCTTTCTATTAGCAAAGATTGCCCGATACATCAAATTCCTGGCGTCTACCAATAGTGCGCATTTCTGAGCCATAACATCCCTCATAACAAACAGGGCGAGAGCCCGATAATCGAACTCTCGCCCTGGAATTTACGACATACTGCTAGCTGTCGAGTTCGTCTAATAGGCGGTCGACTTCGCTGTCGACATCTTCACCGCCACCCTCGTCTTCAACCTCTGCTGCTTCGGTTTCCTCAGCTTCCTCGCCAACCTCAGCCTCTTCATCGAATGGAGCTTCTCCAGCGATGTCATTGGAATCTTCCTCAAGCTCAGCTTCAGGCTCAAGATCGTCCTCTAATTCATCCTCCAACTCTTCCTTTGGCTTAGCCTTTGCTGGCGCTGCCTTGGCAGTAGATTTGGCAGATGTAGCAGGCTTGGCAGATGTGGCAGATGTAGCTGGTTTGGCCGACGACTTGGTGGCGGCTGGTTTCGCAGCAGCCTTAGCGGCTGTGGCCTGCTTCGATTCTGTCTTGGCCGGTGGAGTCTCCATAATCTCGTCTTCGACAGCTTCTTCATCCTGATCGAAGCCACCGGATGCCGCCTTGGGAGCCTTACCACTCAAAGCAGCCGCAACGCGAGCAATTTCATCACGATTAATTTCAGGCAGCTTTTCCCACAAGTTGTATCTCTTTGCGAGGATCTCCTTGATGCGCTTCACATCTGCCTGCTTGGTGTTCTTGTCTGTAACAATGGGCCGAGGCGCACCGATGAATTTCGACCTCTTGTATGAATTCATCTGGCCGTCTTTAACCACTTCTAGTTGAAACTGGTTCGCGTTGTTCTCGTCGAAGAATACGCCGAACGGCAACGGTTCCTCAGGATCGCCTCCGTCGTCATCGCGATACAGGCACTCAAGCCAAATATCAACAACTGTCTTCGGTGCATTGAACCAAAATACCTTGCCGCGCAACTCTTCAGGGTTGACTTTGACTGGCGGAAAATAAAGATTGACCAAGTGATATTGGCCGGGAAGCAATTGTTTGCCAATCTCACTTCGCCGTTTCTTGCCTTCTGTCGTTGAACCATCAATCTCTTGAAGCAGATCAAAGGCATATTGGCAAATATCACATTCCTCGTCCTCGATAATGCGAGGACAGCCTAGCCGTTTGTTATCAATGTAATGCGCACCGTTAGAAATCGCAAATAGCTCCATTTCGCGTTCGCACTTCACTTTGCCGTCATTGCAAACGTCGCCGACTCGCAGTGGCGGCAAAATGTAGAATCGATACTTCAGCGTCTTGCCATCTTCAATCTTAGGGGCGCGAAATTCTGTTGGGTCTCGCCCCTTCTTCATCTTGGCTCTTACTTGATTCCTAATAGTCTCAATGTCATATCCCACGTGAAATCTCCTTAAGTTTGTCTACCAGATTGTTCTCTCTCTTGGCGTTTGAAGCCAGCCAACGAACGACTATGCTCGGAACGAAGCCGAATCGCTTCAACCATGTGATATACTTTCCCACAATTCTTCTGCTGTATGATCAACTCGGCTTCTAATCTCACAAGGTCCGCATCGCCATCCAAAAGCACAGCAGTTTGCTTATCTGTCGCTCTGATATTCCTTGCACGGAATTCCTCAAGCATCTTGCGAACAATTGCGTGCTTGCGAGATTTGATTTTTAATTCTAATTTAGCAATGGCGTATCTCAACTCACTGTAAATAGCAGCCCAATAGACATATTGGGCTGGAATACGCTCGTGCTGTTCTTCTAGAATTTCGAAATTTATATCGACATCATCGATCAGATTGATGTGGTAAGACTTATTATCGGGTAGCTTGATGTTGAATTGAAATAGAGAACTATTAGCCACCTCAGGTGGTACGTGTTCTTGGAACCATTGCGGCGAATTTATTTTTTCTTCTGTCATATCAAGACCGTCTGGTTAAATACGTCGACAAGATTGAAACTTATCTACATCTAGATATAGCCCAAACGGCTTCCATTGACACCAAGATTTACCAATATTGACACGCACAGGAAATGTAGGATTGCTTTTCAAGATTCCTGCAAATGGCTTGCACATGATATTAGCTACAGCTCTAACAGTCTCTTTGAATATATTTCTATCCGCATTGCAAGCTATAGTTATAGAATCATGTGTCTCAGCAAGAAGTCTATAGTGCTCTTCCCAAACCTTCCTAATTGTCAATTGCATCGCTTGTGCTATTGATCCCTGCATTGTGGAGTTGAAAGCAGAACGTGGTCTCTCAGCATTGAAAAATTCTCTACCCAATATGCTCCTTACAGGTTGTGAGTTTTCCAATTTCTCTTTCTGAGTAGCCATCCATTTTTTCAATTCTGGAAACATCTGAATGACTGGATGCTCTATATCGATAGAATTGATGGCACGCAACAACATGATTTTACAATCTTTGCGCGGTTGATCTATGATATCTGCTATTGCTTGATATGGATCTGAACCAAGAGACATCTCATTTAAATGCTCATCGCCGCTCAGAAGTGCCGCTACACGTATGTCTGCCGCTCTCCAATCGAAATTCAAAAACAAATCTGATTGATTACCATAAGGATCAGAAATATCGTCTTTAGCAGTCGTTCCTTGTAAATTAAAACCAGTATTCTTACTGCGTCCACTCACTGTCCGATGAGTCCATTTAGGGTATCGACGCAATCCGCCAACTAATACGCCTTGCCGCTCCAAACTCTCATAAACAACAGAAGCATTGGCGGCTACTTTTTGCCAAATCTTCAGTCTACTTCGTTCTAGCTTATCTAACTGATCGTGGACTACAGCTGCAGCTTCATCATACGTATCTGGAATTTGAGGGACCGGTGAGAAAACATCATAAACATTTAGCTGCTCTCGCGGCAGACTATCAAAACCAAAACCATCAAAAGTAAAACCAGTCAATATCGATTTGAAATCATTAGTCACTACTGTCCTGCCACTTAATAATGATTTCTCTAATAGCTTGTAATACTTCGCAGTAAGCTGCTTTATATCATAAATCGTTTTCCCCATATATGGCAAAAATAGGGGATCTATGACTTCTTTTCCCAAAGCTCGAAAACCCGCAATTGCGGGTTTTAGGTTCTTATCGAAAAGAACACAATAATAACAGAAGGAATCGTTAGCTAAAACCATATTAAGTCAAAAAATGCTTCCTCTTAGGCCGTTTCTTGCTACTAGAACGCAATTGGTCAGCCAAATCAGCTTTCTCGCTCGGAGTCCTCATGTACCCATACGGGTCGTCATTCTCCAATTGATGTAAAGCCATATCACGCTGCAATGCCGCAGCGTTTTTCTTCTTGAATTCTCGCCAATCACCGCCAAGAATACGAAAAGATTGTGAGGTCTCTAATAGAGTAGTGTGTGTGTTATGTCCACGACATGCTGGGCATTGCGTCTTCTCAGCTAACTCCTTTTTTGTAGGGAACATTGCATGGAAGACTTCAAATACCAGAGGAATCTGCTCTTCCTCTGTGAGTTCTCTACCAATCTTTTTCTCTTCTACAGCGATACAATCGCTGCAGATATAATTATAAAACGGCATTATCTCTATTCCTTGGCTTTATCAAGCCCAATGACTTGAACAGGCTCGCCAGATACAGCTGCCAAAATACTGTGGAATCGAGTCAAGACGATCCGCGCCTTGTTATAGAACGGATATAGCCCATCTAACAAGCAGATCGGAGTCTTGGGGTTGAATCTGACGGTATTGCCAATAGTAAAAGCGGTACGCATCCCCTCTGGCACCAGCGGGCCAATTCCAACAATAATACCAATAGTCGATTCTTCATCTGGCACTATGATACTACTGTCCTTCTTGACCTCGATTGGAGCAATGGCAACATAATCGTTACCAATCAACAAAGGAGAAACTTGATATACCCCCTTTTTCGGCTGAATCATTTCGATGGTGGTGGTAAGCGATCTTGCCAGTAGATCATTGTCAGGCATTACTGTTCCCTCTATTCGATTTGTTTGATTGACATTTTCTCGTAAAATACTTTGGTGGTGATAGAGACAAACTTTGGACCATTACGATTTTTCGCTATCCAAAGTCTTACAGTCGCCCCATTGGGCGATGGCTTTCCATCAGCTCCCATACCTGCTCTGTATTCATCTGTAGTCTGATTTAAACTGACTACGTAATCGACAGGCATTGCCTTCCCAAAACTCTCAGCTGCCTTATCCAAGTCTATATGAGTAGGATCTGCTGCTGCATTGGGGGCATCATCCCTAGAACCGGATTTAGCACCACTGCGATTAGTCTGTGTAGCCGAATAGACTAAAACCTTTTCATTTTTAGCTAAACCACGCATTTCTGTAGCAACGCTTTTTTGCCTGGTATAATCTCCTTCGTTGTTATTACAGCTGCGACGGCTTAGCATCAACTCTAAATAGTCGAGTACAACTACCTTGGGTTCCCATCCCTTGGTCTTTCGATGCCCTTCAATGATACCATATATATCATCTACGCTGCATTCATCGGGCGGTAATTCATATATCAATAATTCTCCAGATTTGTCTCGGCCCGCACGGATAGCATTACGTACCTTAGTCTGTGCACCCCTGATTTCCTCTTGTTCTTCTTCTGGCAACGAACAAATATTGGCTCTTGTAAAATCACTCATCGGAACTTTCGACATAAGAGAAGCCAGTCTTATGGCAGTTTTATATGTCGAAAGTTCAAACGTGATAAACAAGACGTTATGGCCTTCTTCCATAGCTGAATAAGCCATATTGATTAGCGTTAAGGTCTTGCCCACGCCAGTGGGTGCCAATATAATTAACACTTCACCAGGAGATGGGCCTCCTTCGTTTAATCGCTTATTTAAATCTTTAAAGCCAGTATTGATATGCTCGATTGCAGCATCAGCAAATACTTCATCGATTTGATCATAGAACCAAAACCCTTGCTTTCCAACCGAGTTCAGTGCAGATGCAGAATCGACAATTTTGCGTAAGAATTCATGATCTCGACGCTCATAAGCAGCAACACCTTCATCGGAGTATAGTTGTGAATATAACTGATGCTCTATCCAATCACGCAAGATATTACGCAAAATTGGAGTCTCTCTAGGATCAGATGGCTTATCAACAATAGCTAAAATTTCTTCATATGGATCGTCCATCGTCAAAACTTTAGCTAGCCGATCGTGCAATAGTGGACGAGTTGGCAAGACGCCAAATTCGTCATAATCACGTTTCAGTACTCCAATGATATATTGTACTTCTGGTCTAGAGAATATTTCCAGAGTAATAAACTTAGACGTCGGGATGAACAACTCTGGAAAATCAAGAAATAGCGACACAATACCCGCTTCCATGTTCGGGCCAAAAGGTGTATCGATATTAGATTCTTGTTCCGATTGAAGAGCCTCGATCATTAGCTGAGTCCTTGGTACAAACGTTGCAAATCGTCTAGTTGTCTTTGCAAGTTTGTAATACAGACCTCAAGTGCTTCTTTGTATTCGATCAAGTCTTCTTCATAGAATCTTATTGGTAAAGTGCGTTGCCCTGTGATTCTGTCGCCGACAGTCTGAACAGCTGCTGGCTGCTTCAATGATGTGGTTAATGTATATATCAGCTTACCATTGGGCTGATAACTTATGTCCTTTATAGTATAAGCTTCCAAGAATCCTAATGCAGCAGACTCTTGCAGATAGACAATCTGGTTAATATCGTAAAGCGGTGCTCTGGCCATTAGCCTTCCTCATCGAAACTAGATTCATCTTCTCCTGTATCTTTGGGGCTATCACTATCTTCGGAACCAACGATTCCATCTTGTGCCGTATGATAGACTTCTGCATAGATGGTATTAAACAGTTCTGGGTCGGCATTTAATACTTCGGCTAGCTTCTCCTTACCAACAGCAATTTTCTGATCGTTAAAGTAATAATTAGATCCCCTAAGCTTAACGACTGAAGTTTCAACAGCGCCGTTCACTAAGGCTTGCACCTTATTGAATCCGTAAATTCCGCTTGCCGCGCCATAATGGATCTCAAGAGCAGCAGATCGAAATGGTGGAGCGACTTTGTTCTTGGCAACTTTTACTTTCGTAACCATTCCATATGGAATATTAGAGGTCCGTAAGGTTTCTGCTCTGCGAACCTCAAGCCGCATTGAAGAATAGAATTTCAATGCTCTACCACCAGGCGTTATTTCTGGATGCATGTAACTTGGGCCGATTTGACCTATTTTGTCACGCAGCTGATTTATGAATATAACTGTTGTACCGCTCCTCAAACATATTCCAGCCAACTTTCGCATACCTTTAGACATCAACCTAGCCTGTGCGCCTATCTGCCTATCACTGATATCTCCATCTAGCTCTTCTTGCGGGACAAGTGCTGCTACAGAATCCACAACCACCAATTTAACTATACCAGAAGTCGCTAATGATTGAACGATATCAAGAGCTTGCTCACCGCTATCAGGTTGCGATAATAACCATTTCTTAACGTCGACACCGATGTTTGTTGCCCAATTATAATCGAGAGCATGCTCTGCATCGATATATGCAGTCAATTTGTTCTGCTGCTGAAAGCTGGACACTATCTGCAACGCAAGAGTCGTCTTACCACTTGACTCTGTGCCATATATTTCTATGATTCTGCCATCAGGAATACCATGGCATCCTAATGCTATATCCAAGCTAGCCAAGCCAGTAGAAGTTGCTTGGGTCGGCTTAATAGTGGCCGCACCACCCCACTGAACTGAATCGCCAAATTTTTTCTCTAGTTCAGCAATCATGCTATCAAAATCCATTGGGCCAGATTGCTTTTCAGCTTCAGATTTAGCAGCTGGTTTCTTTTTAGCCATTTCTTTTGCCTTTGTAACAAAGTTCTTCTAAGAAGTCTAAAACCTGTTGGCGGTCGTGAGTACAAACCTTTTTGATGTCTCCCACTGGAATACGTATGAGAGTATTGTCTTTAGCAAGCAAGGCATCGCCATCGACTAACCCGACAACACTCCATCTACCGTGAGGACTGGGTGCGTATCCCGGTCTCGTAGATAAATATTTCACCCTTTTGACAGTCAACAACTCAACTTGATCTAACTGTTGAATTATCGGATTGGGTTTTTCTAAAGTATATTCTTCATTCCTCATATTGATTCATCAACGATCATGGGGGTTGTAGAATTACAGGGGTCCAAGCAAAGTTTTTATGGGAGAATACTTATGAATCGCAATGAAAGATTATTAACTGAAGCTGTCCAAACATACCTGCAACACAAAACGCAGTTGGGAATTCCAGATCCACCAAAAGATCTTGCTGATGCCGATTCTAAATCACTACAATATTTACAAGAGCAAATAAACGACTTATTCGAGCTAAAATCTGTCGATTTTGTGTGCCATGAAGGAGTCTGCAGAGCCTTCAGAAAGGTTCACAACTATAAGTATATTACTGACCCATTGTTCGAAAAAGCCATGAAGCAAGAAATGGCTACACAGGGAGTCTGTGGTATCGAACAAGAAAAGGCGATTAATATTCTCGAAGATATCAGAAAAGAAGTCAGTGAAGGCGACGGATGGAATGAGCAGGATGCAGGCTATCATCCTGATCTTAAAGATATAATTGCAGTCAGC